TGGAAGCAGAATTTTTAATAACTAAATCATCTGCGCTACCTAAAGCATCTGCTGAAGGGTCTGTGCTTCCTATGCCAACTTGATTAGTTGAAGTATCTACAAACAAAGTCCCACTATTAAAATTTGCATCTCCAGCTACAGCCAAAGTAGAAGCCATATCTACAGCACCATCAATGTCTACTACGTCTAGGTTAGTAGTGCCGTCTACGTCTATGTCGCCAGAAATGTCTAAGGATGTTGCAGTAACATCTACAAACGTAGGGCTATCAGTAGTAGCAACACCTTGGTTCAAAGCCTTAACAGCCGCAATAGAAGTCAACTCGCTATCCATCAAAGCTCCTGCGCTAGTGACATTAGCCGTGTCCGTTACGTCTGCACTAGCTTCAATAGCATTAAGCTTAGAATGATCAGCATCTGTAAAGACATTAGAGTCGCTTGCGGCTTCTACGGCTGTACGAATCTCTGCGTTTGTTTGGTCTGCGGTTGCAGAAGCTTCAATGCCATCAAGCTTAGTGCCATCAGTAGCAACATCACGACCATCGACTGTGCCGCCTACTGTAATATTTCCTGTAGCGCCCACGGTTGTAAATGATCCTGCCGCCGCACTAGAGCCTCCAATTACAGTACCATCTATAGTACCGCCATCAATGTCTGGAGTGTTGATGTCTGGAGAAGTGAGGGTCTTGTTGGTTAATGTCTGTGAGCCTGTAAGAGTAGCAACAGTGCTATCTATTGCGAGTGTTACGCCATTGCCGCTTGCAGTAGAGGTTACGCCAGTACCGCCTAGTACGCTTAAAGCCTCTGAATCTAAATCAATTGCAATGCTTGTAGTGCCGTCAGTTAGGTCTAAATCCTGAGCAGTGACTTGGCTATCTACATAGGCTTTGATAGACTGTTGAGTTGCGAGGGCTGTAGCACTGTCGCCTGACATATCATCTTGATCTAAAATGTCCGTAACTGTAACTGAGCCTGTGCCTGATAGACCGTCAAACTCTACAATGCCGTCTACATCTACGTTACCTGTTACAGTTATATTTCCACCAATTGTAAGATTACCTGTAGCTGTAAGACTATCAATGTATGCGTCTTTAAAACGTAAAGCATTTGTACCTAAATCTACATCGCTATCTGTAACTGGATATACTACGCCATCTTCAATGCGTACTTGCTCTACGGCACTTCCACCTACTTCTACATAAACACTCCAACGATTATTAGAGCTATCAACAACTATTTTATTATTAAAATCTTGGTCGCCAATAATCTCAATGTTGCCGCCTTCTCCTGCGCCACCATCGTGTTGGTGTCCTGTAGTGCCAGAAGCCGCGTATGAAAACGCAGTAACTAGTTGGTTGTATTCTGCGTTAAAGAGTGACGCTGTAATCGTATCGCCATCGGTAAGCGTACTTTGTCTAGTGTAACTTGTTCCTGCCATTTGGTTATCTCCTACCTGATGGGACGTAATTTATATAAAGACCGTTGATTGCGTATGGTGCGTTTTGATCAGAACTACTTATTCTAAAGTTACATACTGATCCACTTCCCTGTATAGCTTGACGTAGCATAGGATCGTTACTTGCTCCAAAGATTGCTGTTGCAAATACCGCTGTGCCGAAAAGGGCAGGGAGCGGAACAGAATCTAAAATATAATCTGCGGGTTGTGGTATGTCCGTATCTTCATAGTCGTAACGGACTCTTAAACTTGGTTGTACTTCACCTTCGGGCGTAATAGAAATCTTTGCATAATGTAAAGTCTTTCTAGTTCCTATGTCACCAAAGTCATAGTTTGGCGTTTGATAAATTGCATTAATATCAAATGCACTTCCAGAAGCTGTGAAGGTGTTACCTGTATCGTGGTTGTATACATATCCTGCGTTATCGCCGTGGTACTCTTGTTCTACGCCATTATTATCAAAACCTGTTGTAAAACCTACCGCCTGTATTCCTAGTGTTTCTGACCATTCAAAGCCGTTAGGTGTCAATGTACCTATGATGCCTTTTGATGATACTGAACTTTGATTGTCAGAACTATAAAACAAACGATACTGCGACTTGCTTCTTAATACTGCGCTTGTAATCGTAAAAGAGTTAACAGACAAAGCAATATTAGAAATAATACTTTGTATCTGTCGGCTTACTGATCCTAACTCAACGTCACCAATACGCGATGTACCCGCAACAGATCGTATGCCGTCTGGACTAAGAAACACTAAGTCACCGCCAATCTCTTGTATGCTGTGTGAACTCAAGCAACCTACGTTCTGTGTAATAGGAACAACAGCAATATTACTAGAATCATTAATGTTTACAAGCTTGTGTATGCTGTTCCTGCAAAATATAATCAAGTCATCACGGAAACTCTTAAGTCCTATTACTTGATCGCTAAGCGATATGTTTCCTGCGCCTGTGCCTGTAAAGTTATCAGGCTCAAAGTTGTGACTATAGTATATAGTGTTTTTAGCCGCTGAAGCGCCTGCAACAACTAAGTGGTGGTCATGTACTGCACAGACTGAAGGGGCTACAGTGCTATTTACAGTTATTTCTTTTGCAAAAAATGTACGAGTAGTTAAGCCGCCTGTACCTGTCATGCTAAATATAAAAGGCTTATTAACTCCGTCTGTTATTACTATTTCGCCGTAGTCTGTGTTGCCTTCAAAGACTGCAAAGGTACACTGTAGTTGACCAGTTCTTGCATCCATGCTACGGCCAGTGAAAGTTGTATGGTTATCACCATTACTGTGAACACTTGCTCTATTAATCTGTAGCCAAGTAGTTTCTCCGTCTTGGCTAAAAAAGATTCCGTCTCCTGAACAAACAATAATACCATCTGCGTATACAGCCATCCCTAGTATTTTGTTGGCGCTGTTTGGCCTAGTATCGCCAAAGGCTGTGTAGCCATTTATACGCCTGTAACCGCCATCAGGATCGACTTCAAAGTTTGTAAGCTTTGTAGCTAATCCGGGCTGAGACAACATTTCAAGTTGGTTTAGGTTTGTATTTAACCCGCCCTTACATGAAATACCAAAAGGTTGTGAAGCGGCCATATTATACGAATCTCATTCGGTCGTCTTTAATGTATGTAGGCGTAGGTTCTAAAAGATTAGAGCGCATACTGCGTAATCCTTTTTTATAGTCTTCAAGTGCAAATGCCGCCGCTTGAGGGTTATCCTTAAACTGCCAGATATAGTATCGAGCCTTAGCTAAAAGTACAGAAGTGTACATTTCAGGAAAGACTACAGAGTCTGTAGAAGCTGTAAGTTTTGTAGGAAGGCTCCAAGCATAAAACCAAACGCGATATACTTTGTCTGGAATGGGGCTAAGTCCAAACTTCCGTGAGTCTGGGCTTCGGATAACATTACTAGGTTGACCGTACTGTTGTGTATCTGCATCGTCTGCGTTTTCAGCAGTTCTGCGAAAGTCCTTCCAAGCCTCTGTAGTCATAAAGCTTAGGTTGCGCGAAACATAAGGGGCTGTTTCTCCGCTTACACCGACAGTCGTGATGTAAAAGTTATCCCAATCTATTGATCCGTAGTCCGTAGTAATATCAGAACTAGCGGGTTTTAATTCGTAGAAGCGTGTGCCTGCGGTTGTTTCGACATATACATTTCCGTACATCGGGTCTGTATCACCGCTTTCTGCAACAGCCAAGTAGGGCCATTGAGGTTCTTCATTAATAATGTCAAAGTATGCACGATTGAGTGAATCTTTGACATGTTGCTGTACGCCGACAGCGTTTGCAAAGGTAGCGGTTGTCAACGTAACTTCATTAAGCTCTCGTAACAATTCGTTAGTTAAATCAAGATAAGTTGATGACATATATTATTGCGCCTTTGTTTCTGTTTTAGTATTGGGCTTATTAAAAATTGCATCCCAGTTATCGTCAAATTTCTTTTTGTTCTCAGGCTTATACCAACTTCCGGTATCTCCTAGTATCTTTCCTCTTTTCTTGCCTTTAATCATAACAGGCTTTGTGTTACTTCCTACTATTGGCATATTGTCCTCTCAAAGATCAGAGGGGCTTTTACACCCCTCGTCTCTAATTGCTTACTTAGTCGATACCGTAGAAAGCAGATACTAATGCTTCTGGGCGTAAAACTTTAGCGCCATATACATGCAAACCACGGCAGATGTCACCAAAGCTATCTGGGTCACGTAGGACTTCAGTGCTTGTGATGGTCTGTGCAGTTGCAGTGGAGCTAATGTGTCCACATACTAGCTGTCCTGCGGCATTGCTTGTAGCGGCAATGTTGTTAGACTTGTACATGTCAAATCCACGTAGCTTGCCAGAAGATACCAATCCATTGCGGATAGAACCTTGTCCGGCGTTGAAGTCAACAGACATCAACTTAGAGCTTGCTTGAGAAAGTTGCTCATAGAAACTAGGTGGAGCTAAGAACCAACGACCTTCTTCTGGGATGTTCTGCTCGTCAAGAAGACGCGCCATGTGAGCCATCAAGTCGAGAGGGTCATGTTCGCTAGAGCCTTGACCAATGTCCAAGTTACCAGTGCCGTCAAAAGTTCCTGCGGCTAGGTCAGTAGCATTGTCGCTACCAAGGATGTGGTTAGGGCTTGCGGCTGAAACGCCTGCAATAATCTTAGCAATTACGCCTGCATCAAATGCGTCACGCAATGCGTAAGCGGCAGATGAAGATGCAACTTCTTTAAAGTTTACGTGAGACATAGCTGTTTCAATATCATCAACTTTGAATTTAAATGCGTTAGCCACATCTACGATCAAAGAAGTTTCAACGTCAGTCAACTTAGTCTGAGTTACGTCAGCGCCACGCTCATACTGATAAACAGTGATCTCTGGCTCTTTGATGATCTTTACAGAATCGCCGTAGCCTGAGATTTCACCTGCATAGTCAGTGTTGGTAATTGCTTCAGCTACCGATGCTTTTCGGAAGAAGTTAAGAACCTTCTTAGAAAAGATTGAGGGCATGAAGAAGCTGTTAGTTTGACCCGATACTGAGTTAGCAAAGTTACCGTTGGTGTCTGTGCTTTGCTCAAATAATTGGTCTGATTGGTTATAAGCCATGTTATGTTACTCCTAAAAAAGACAATTTAATTTAATCTACTATTCTGCCTTCCATTATGGCTTGATCAATCTCACTTTCATATTTGTCGAATTGAGCCATAGACAGTTTAGCAATTTCCCGTTGTGACCAAATCTTTGGTTCTTTAGCATCTATTTGTGTTGTCCGTGTAGACACCATATCTGCCGCTGAAGATTTGGGGGCTTGTGATTTCTTTGTCTTTTGCTCTTTTACAATCTTGATACCATTTTCCATTTTATAAAGATCAATAGCTTTAACTGCTAATGAAACATTATCTGGGTTTTCATAAATCCAACCTTGAATTGCTTCAGGTTGTTCTTTAGCCCAATCATGAAACTTTTCGTCTCCACGTATATCCTCAAAATCAGGATGGCGTGAACGTAGTGTAGCTTCGGCTTCTTTACGTTGGATGGCGGCTTCTCGTTCTTCGATAACAGACATCTTAGTTTTTAAAGCTTCTAGTTGTTGTTCACTTTGTAAGTGTGCAACAGTTTCTACAGTTTCATACAGATCAGGGTATTGCTCTCTAAAGTTTTCAAGGTCTTCAGTTGACTTAGGCGGGGCATACGCAGGTTGCGTCTCTTGTGCCATCGCTGTAAGTTCTAATTCCTTTTGCTTAAAAGAAGCTATCTTCTGATCATAGTGTTTCTTTAGGTCATCGTATCGCTTTTTATAATTTGTTCTTCCTTTGGTTTCTTTCTCTTCTGGTTCAGGGGCCGCTTCTTCGCGGGTAGCCTGTGAGGGTTCTTCAAAGAAAAGCGTATCTGCTTTACCTCTATTGGGGGCATCTGGTGTGTGCCATTCCTTCTTAGAGTTATACGGATTCGCAGTTGGTTCTTCAAGTTGTTCAATTGCATTGGACATAATAATCACACTCCTTTTGGGGCTTGTCAGTCTTTCAAGGTGGCTGTGCTGTTCGCGTTTACAGTACAGGGTCTTGATACTTCAAGGTGGCCTCTAGGTTTTAAAAATGATAAGGGGTCTATAAATAGAGTGGCCTTATCGCTATCTCACACTTGGCATACGATTAGCGTCAATCATTTGTTTTTTGATTTCTTCTTCTTCGTCTGAATACATGCCCATTCGACTTTCATCGACTGAATCATCTACCATGCCGCCAAATGCTTTCTTCATTAAACCACCGTCATAGGCTTTCTCAGCATCGTCCATCATAGTTTGTAGCTGATCTGCACCTAATTGATCGGTGGCTTTCTTAGTGAAAACAAATTCACCGTCCGATAACCTTGCGGGAATCGAATCTGATACTCCTGTGCCAAGACCTTCTACTTCGCCTTCGCCGGAAAATTCTCCTGCAACATCCATAACCTTATCAAAGATGCCGCTTAGACGTTCGTCATTTTCTAGAACGCCCATTAAGTATTCTTGTTCTTCTACGTCTAGAGACTGCTCTAGTACATAGTCTGTGTAATCTTCTTCCATTTCATCATCTGGAAGCTGTGAAGCCTCTGCCGCTTCTTTCTCATCTTCTGGGATGTTGTCGTAAGTGTCAACTGGCATATCGTCTTCTAAGCCCATCTCAGGGGCTACAAGCATAGAGCCTTCGTTGTATTTAATTTTCATTGGGTTGTTTTTCATTTTCTTAATCCTCAATTCTTTGTTTAGCTTCACGCACTTGATCTTTTAGTTGTAGCAAATTAGCCAGAGAACTCACTTTCCCCTGCTTGCGGTACAGTTCCAGTTCCGATGTTGCCACCGCCAGTCCCTGTAGCTCCAAGTTCTTGAGGTTGTTGAGATGCTCCTTGAGCGCCTCCCATAGCTCCCTGTTGCTCGTCAGGGGCGACAGCTTCGCCGCCATTTGCTTGTCCAACATTTTGCGCTCCTATTATTTGTGCCATAATTGCGGCTTCTTCTGGATCGTTTAAAATTTCATCTGGATCAAGATCAAGGCTATAAGCCAATTCACTAACAATCTTAGAGATTTTAACAAACGGTGCAATAGCAGGATTTTGTGCAGTCTGAAGGAACATAGTCAATCGCTGACTACGTACTTCTTTTTGCATAAGGCT